AGCTCTGGCAACGTTGGAATCGGAACGACTACTCCAGACGTTAAGCTTGAAGTGGAATCTACAGCAAGTGCTAGTGGCATAAGAATAAAAAACACTAATAGCGGTTATGCTTCTTTAGATATAGAATCTAATAGAGGCACTGGCGCCAATCTAGGTGGTTTAAGATATAAAAAAACAGGACAAGCTAATAGTCAAGCAGAAATTAACTATGTAGCTGGTACTAGATTTGACTTCTTGTCTGGCTCAGGAACTTCAGCTCCTACTCAAAAACTTTCAATACTTAATAATGGCGATGTTGGTATTGGAACAAACAGCCCTTCAGAGCTATTGCATTTACGCTCAACTGGTCCAGCTAGACTACTTATAGAAGCTGATAGCGATAATGTTACCGAAACTGATAATGCCCAAATAATACTAAAGCAAGATGGAGGAGCAGTTGTAAGCAGATTAGGCTATAAAACAAATACAAACGATTTAGAGTTGTTTAACGAATTTAGTTCTAATATATATTTAGGAACATCAAACTCTATAAGAGCAACATTGCACGCTAATGGCAATTTCGGTATTGGTACGACTGGTCCTAGAACTAAATTACACGTATCAGGTTTAACAGGTGACGACGATCCATCTTTAGGATCTTCTACAGCTCCGCTATTTGTTAGTAACACAGCTAACAGCTATGGATTAAATATAGGTGTAAACAATGTTGGGGCTTCTTGGTTGCAAGCTCAAAGCAATACCTCTGCAACAGCTTATAACATGTTATTAAATCCACTTGGCGGCAACGTAGGTATTGGAATGACTAGTCCAAATTCTAAGCTTTATATACAAGGATCTACATCTACAACATCTTCTCAGCTAATGAGAATAAGATCTACAGCGTCTTCTACCAGCACTCCGCTACGAATTATAGAATTCATAAGATCTAGCTACGCTGTTAGGGGCTACATATCTATGAACCAATACGGGGTTCAATACAATACGAGCTCGGATTATAGACTTAAAGAAAATATTACACCTATAAACGACGCTCTAGATAGATTAAATAAATTAAAACCTAATAGGTTTAGTTGGAAAGAAGGACCAAGCGATTATAAAGTAGATGGCTTTATAGCTCACGAAGTGGCTGAAGTAATACCAGAAGCTGTATCAGGTGAAAAGGATGCGGTTGATGAAAATAATAAACCATCTTATCAAGGAATAGATCAAGCTAAAATAGTACCTTTATTGACAGCAGCTCTTCAAGAAGCTGTATCAAAAATAGAACAACTAGAAACAAGAATTCAAAATTTAGAAAATAAATAAAAATGGCAGCAACTTACGATTGGAATTGTAAAACAGTAGATGTATACCCTCAAGAAGAAGGGCAGACGGATGTAGTATATAACGTACACTGGACAGTAACAGGGGTTAATGGAGATTATTCAGTAACTAATATAGGTACTCAAATTGTACCTTTAAATGAAGGTGGTGATTTTATACCATTTAAAGACTTAACTAACGAAATAGTTGTTGAGTGGACAAAAGAAGCTATGGGCGAAGAGCAAGTAGCATCTATAGAAGCTAATATTGCTGGTCAAATAGAAGCTTTAATAAACCCAACATCTGTAACAATGACAATAGGGGAGTAAATAATTAAGTTTACACGTAATAATAAACTTATAAATAACAATTAAATTTAATAAAATGAAAAAAGTGCAAGAAATTAAAAAAGAAGAGTTAACTGAATTACAGGATTTAGTTAAAAATTTCAACCAGCATCAACTAAAATTAGGTGAATTAGAAATTGAAAAACACCAAGTACTACACGGGGCAAGCAAGATTCAAGAAGATTTACAAAAATTTCAAGATGGGTTAAGAGAAGAGTATGGAGATATAACCATCAACATAAATGACGGATCTTTTGAAAAAATAGAAAATGAAGCTGATACGAAAGATTAGTATTGGAAGAGATTATAAAAATGACGCTATGCACTACTCTATTGGACAGGAAGTGTATGGCGGTCATATTATAACTAGTATATTAGAGGAAGAAAATAAGTACTCTATATATATAGAAAAAAACAAAGAAACTTTATCCTGGAAAGACTTCAATAAAAATATGGCAATAGCTGTAGAATATGATTTACATTATTAATGAAGTCAATTTATAATTTTATAGTAAAGCCTAAAAGCGGAAGATCAACGTCTTTGGTTAAAATTGATAATAGTGAGTTGTTATTAAATACTGAATTACAAAACCATAACTACGTAAGCAGGCACGGAATAATCTTAGCTACTCCTATGTTAGGCGAAACTAATGTAAAAGAAGGAGACGAGGTTATACTGCATCACAATGTGTTTAGAAGGTTTTATGACGTTAGAGGTAATGAAAAAAACAGCAAAAGTTACTTTGAAGAAGATAAGTACTTTGCTCAACCAGATCAAATATATGCTTATAAATCAAATGGCAAGTGGAAGTCTGAAAAAGGTTTTTGTTTTATAAAACCTATAAAAGAAGATAAAATGTTTTCTACAGATTTTGAAAAACCAGGTCTTGGTATTGTAAAATACACAGACGGAAGCATAGATAAAGGAACATTAGTTTCTTTTAAAGTAGGTATGGAATACGAGTTTTTTATTGAAAAAGAAAGACTCTATAGAGTACCAACCAATCAAATTAAAATTAAATATGAATATCAAGGAAACGAAGTCGAATATAATCCAAGCTGGACACAAGGCAGTTGAGGAGTTGATCAAAGTAGCTAAAGAAGCTATTGTTGATTCAGATGACGATATATCAGCAGACAGACTTAAAAACGCTGCTGCTACAAAGAAGTTAGCTATATTTGACGCTTTCGAAATATTAAACAGAATAAAAGAAGAGCAAGACATGCTCGATAACAAGCCTAAAGAAGAAGTAGCTAAAAAATCATTTAGTGGATTTGCTGAAAAAAGATCTAAATAATGTACGAGCAAACTTTATATAAAATAGTTGAACCCGTAAAGCTTACTACTATTTCTAGATTAAATAAATCTAAAAAATGGGATTATGGTTACAATAAAGAAAACGATATTGTAGTTATAAGTAAAACAGGTCAAATAGGTGATATATACGAAATACAGGGATTAAGAATCGCGCTTCCAAAAACGCCTTCTAAAATAAACAAATCTACAGATAAATGGACCGTAGAAGAATATCCTAAAGAGTTAAAGCAAATACAGAGTGTATTCGAGTGGAGAGAATACCCTGAAGAATTTCAAAATAAATGGGAACCATATATAGATGAACAATTTAAACGCAGAGAAGAAGGCCATTGGTTCAATAATAAAGGCGTGGCTACTTACATTACTGGCACTCACTTTATGTACTTGCAGTGGTCTAAGATTGACGTTGGCAACCCCGAATTCAGGGAAGCTAACAGATTATTCTACCTATTCTGGGAGGCTTGTAAAGCAGACAGAAGGTGTTACGGCATGTCTTATCTCAAGAACAGACGTTCAGGTTTTTCGTTTATGGCTTCAGGAGAGACGGTCAACATGGCCACAATATCAAGTGATGCACGGTTTGGGATATTGTCCAAATCTGGCTCCGATGCGAAGAAAATGTTCACGGATAAAGTCGTACCCATATCTGTCAATTATCCGTTCTTTTTCAAACCGATACAAGACGGTATGGACCGACCAAAGACCGAATTGGCCTACAGAATACCGGCCTCGAGGCTTACAAGAAAATCGATCCAAAACAAGCAAGACCAAGAACTACTCGAGGGTCTCGACACAACAATCGACTGGAAAAACACAGGGGACAACTCTTATGACGGAGAAAAATTAAAACTACTAGTACACGATGAAAGTGGAAAGTGGGAAAGGCCAGATAATATATTAAATAACTGGCGAGTAACAAAAACGTGTTTACGTTTAGGTGCTAGAATTATAGGTAAGTGTATGATGGGATCAACATCAAACGCTTTAGATAAAGGAGGAGAAAACTTTAAGAAATTATACTACTCTTCTGATGCTACAAAAAGAAATAAAAACGGCCAAACAAAGTCTGGTTTATATTCTTTATTTATACCTATGGAGTGGAACTACGAGGGTTTTATAGATGATTACGGACATCCTGTGTTTGACACACCTACCGATGAAGTTAAAGGTCCATACGGCGACGTTATAGACACTGGAATTATAGAACACTGGAACAATGAAGCTGAAGGATTAAAAAGCGACCAGGACGCTTTAAACGAATTCTATAGACAATTCCCACGTACGGAAGAGCACGCGTTTAGGGACGAAACAAAAAGCAGTCTATTTAACTTAGCGAAAATATACGAGCAAATTGATTACAACCAAGATTTAAGAAATACAGGAGTAGTTAGTACTGGTAATTTTAGCTGGGAAAATGGAATTAAGGATTCAAAAGTTTTATTTACACCAAATCCCCAAGGAAGATTCAAAATAACTTGGGTTCCTACTCACGATATTCAAAACCGTCAAGTTTTAAAAAATGGAATGAAATACCCAGGTAACGATCATATGGGTGCTTTTGGATGTGACAGTTATGATATATCCGGAACAGTTGGAGGTAATGGATCGAAAGGAGCTTTACACGGGTTAACTAAGTTTAGCATGGAAGATGCTCCACCTAATACATTTTTCTTAGAGTACGTCGCGAGACCTCAGACTGCTGAGATATTTTTTGAAGACGTTCTTATGGCTTGTGTATTTTACGGAATGCCTATATTAGCTGAAAATAATAAACCTAGGTTATTGTACTATTTTAAAAGAAGAGGTTATAGAGGTTATTCAATGAATAGACCAGACAAGCTTTGGAACAAACTTTCTACGGCAGAAAAAGAAATAGGAGGAATACCAAACTCAAGTGAAGATATAAAGCAAGCTCACGCTGCGGCTATAGAATCTTATATAGATAAATACATTGGCTTAAAAGAAGACGGCAACTATGGGGATTTATACTTTAGCGAAACTTTAAATGATTGGGCGAAATTTGATATAAATAACAGAACAAAGTATGATGCTGCTATAAGCTCTGGATTAGCTATAATGGCTTGTAATAAAAATTTATACAGACCTAACCCTATTATGCAAAAACGAAAATTAAACTTAAGTATCGCTAAATATAGTAATGGCGATTCAATTTCAAAAATAATAAAATAAATATGGCTGAATCAGTTGTAAAAAGTACTTTTCCTAGTCAAGTAGCTAGTGATGCTGAAAAAATGTCGCCTGAGTATGGACTTAAGGTTGGTAGAGCTATTCAAGACGAGTGGTTTCAATTAGATTCTGGTACAAATAGATATAGAAGCAATCAACATACGTTTCACAAGTTAAGGTTATACGCTAGAGGCGAGCAGCCTATACAGAAATACAAAGATGAGCTTTCTATTAACGGTGATTTATCTTACTTAAACTTAGACTGGAAGCCCGTACCTATTATACCAAAATTTGTAGACATCGTTGTTAACGGTATATCTGAAAGAGCTTTTGATATAAAAGCGTACTCACAAGATCCTTATGGAGTTAGTAAAAGAACTGATTACATGGAAAGCGTACTTAGAGACATGTACACTAAAGATCTTAACAACTTTGTACAAGAGAATTTTAATATAGCTTTATTTGAAAACCCAGAGGAAGATTTACCTGAAACTAAAGAAGAGCTAGAGGTTCACATGCAGCTAACATATAAGCAAGCTGTTGAGATGGCTGAGGAGCAAGCTATAAACACTTTACTTGACGGTAACAATTATGATCTAACTAAAAAGCGTTTTTATTACGACCTAACTACAATAGGTATTGGCGCTGTAAAAA